ATAGATTCTGATTTAACGGATGCTTATCAGCAATCAAAAGAAAATCTTCAAGGTATTATTGACCAAGGCCAAGAAGCCATGCATGAGATATTGGAGATTGCCAAAGCAGGCCAGCACCCAAGAGCCTTTGAAGTGTATGCCACATTATTAAAGAACATGACAGAGGCCAATGATAGGCTTCTGAGGATACAAAAAGAAATGAGAGATATTTCTGGTATTAAAAAAGAAGCTAGTACAACCAATATTGATAAAGCTATCTTTGTAGGTTCAACATCTGAATTGAGTAAGTTACTAAAAAGTAAAGACTAATGGCAACAAAACAAAAAGAGTCGTACCGTGATAATCCCCTACTAAAAAGGGTAGGGATTAAAGTAAGCTTCTCCGAAGAACAGGTAGAAGAATACATCAAATGTCGGAAAGACCCACTATACTTTACCAAATACATTAAGATTATTACGCTTGATGATGGTGTAACTGAATTCAAAATGTATGACTTTCAGGAAGATATGTTAAGAACCTTCCACAACAATCGTTTTACTATCATGAAATGTCCTCGACAGGTTGGTAAAACCACCACAACAGTCGCCTATCTTCTCTGGACGATACTATTTCAAGACTCACAATCTGTAGCAGTTCTCGCCAATCGAGGTGAGACCGCTCGTGGTATTTTAGGTAAGTTACAGTTGGCTTATGAAAATCTACCTATGTGGTTACAACAAGGTGTCGTTGAATGGAACAAAGGTCGTGTAGAATTAGAGAATGGTTCAGTCATCGTGGCATCTTCTACATCAAGTTCAGCGGCTCGTTCTGGTTCGTTTAACATTGTATTCTTAGATGAGTTTGCTTTCGTACCATCTAATATTGCCACAGAATTCTTTACCTCAGTCTATCCAGTTATTACTGCTGGTACAAAAACAAAGATTATTATTGTTTCTACACCAAATGGTATGAATTTATTCTATAAGATTTGGACTGATGCGGTCAATAAGAACAATAATTATACACCATATGAAGTTCATTGGTCAATGGTACCAGGTCGTGATGAAGATTGGAAAGAAGAAACAATCAAGAATACTTCTGAAAGGCAATTTAGACAGGAGTTTGAAACAGAGTTTCTAGGTTCTTCTAACACACTTATCTCTGGTCAGAAATTACAACAGTTGGCTTATAAACCACCAATTGCTGAGCATGACAAGATGAAGATATATGAATATCCAATCAAAGGTGATGATGAAACAACCAAAGACCACCTGTATGCTTTATGGGTTGATGTGTCTGAAGGTAGAAACTTAGACTGTTCTACCTTTTCGGTAATAGACATATCTACAGCTCCATATAAACAGGTGGCAACTTATAAATCTTCTTCAATTTCACCTATGCTGTTTCCAACCGTTATATATAATGCAGCTAGGTTATATAATGACGCATATGTTTTAGTAGAAATTAATAATAATACTACGGTCGCTGATGTAATTCATCAAGACCTTGAATATGAAAACCTGTTTAAGATATTTACAGGTAATAAACAACCACAACAACTATCATCAGGTTTTGGTCGTGGTGTTCAAATGGGATTGAAAATGTCGGTTGCGGTCAAGAGAGTTGGTTGTTCAAACTTAAAGACTTTGATTGAAAGTAACAAATTAATAATTAATGATTTTGATACGATTTCGGAATTAACCACTTTTGTGGCTAGTAAAACTTCATTTGCTGCAGATGCTGATGCAAATGATGACATGGTTATGGGTTTAGTGATGTTTGCTTGGGCAACTGGTCAAAAATATTTCAAAGATATTGTAAACCATGATATCCGAAAGCAACTTCAACTAGAAGATATGAACCAATTAGATGAAGAAGTATTACCAGCACCTATTATTGAAGATGGTCGTGAGCATAGTTTTGAAATTATTGATGGTGATTTATGGGAGTTAGCTGATGGGAATGACATATATGCTGGATTTATCAGAGATTCAATAAAAAATCTCTAAATATGGCCTTACATAAATATTCGTATGGTATCTTAATTGCCAATATAACATCATATTAGGAGATAACAAAATGGCTTTTCAAATCTCTCCAGGCGTAAATTATTCTGAAGTTGATTTAACAACTGTTGTACCTTCAGTCTTAACTACGGCCGGTGCTTTCGCTGGGAACTTTAACTGGGGTCCAGTAAATAAAAGAATTCAAATAGATAGTGAGATTACACTTGTAAATACGTTTGGTGCTCCAGACACAAATACATATGTATCTTTCTTTTCTGCTGCTTCTTTTCTGTCTTACGGAAATAATTTACAAGTTGTTCGAGCAGTAGGTGCAAACAGTAAAAATGCTGATGCAAATACTTCAGCAACAAATCCACAAATTACTAACAAAGATATTTTTGAAATATCATATCTAAGTTCAAATAGTGCCAATGCTTCTGGACCATTTGTTGCTAGATATCCTGGTGCTTTAGGTAATTCATTAACCGTTTCTATTATTGATTCTAACACCACATTCTCATCTTGGACAGTAAACAGTATTGGTATTTCATCTTACTTTACTGGTGCTCCAGGAACTTCCGTTCAGGCAACTGCTGCTGGTGCTTCAAACGATGAAATACATATTATTGTTACCGATTCAGGTGGTTTATTTACTGGAACTAAGAACACAGTTTTGGAGACATATCAATTTGTATCTAAAGCATTTAATTCTACTGATTCTTTAGGTAATTCAAATTATTACAAGAATGTAATTTTCAATAATTCAAAATATATTTACGCTATTGATCCACCAAACTATGCAGCAACTGTTGCAACTTGGGGTACTAATTTAGCCAATACAAATTTTGCTACATTACCTGGTGTCGTAACAAATACTTTGACTGGTGGTTCAGATGATGCTCCTACTGCTGGTACATTACAGACTGCTTTTGGACAATTCTCTAATTCTGAAGAAGTAGATATTTCTTTAGTGATTACAGGAGATGCTGGAGTTTCTACACAACAGTATATTATTGATAACATTTCTGGTGCTCGTAAAGATTGTATCGCCTTTTTATCACCTCCATCATCAAATGTTATTAACCAATCTGGTTCTGAAGTAACTAATATTCTGGCATGGAACACAGCACTATCTCGGTCATCTTCATTTGCTGTTGCTGATTCTGGTTGGAAGTATATGTTTGACAAGTATAACAACACATATCGTTATGTACCACTCAATGCTGACATTGCCGGTCTATGTGTATATACTGATTCTGTTCGTGACCCATGGTTCTCACCTGCTGGTTTCAATCGTGGTAACTTAAAGAATGTTGTTAAGTTAGCATGGAATCCTAATAAGACACAAAGAGATTCTTTGTATTCTGTTGGTATTAATCCAGTTGGAACTTTCCCAGGACAAGGAACAGTTCTATATGGTGACAAGACTTTGCAAAGTAAACCATCCGCTTTTGACCGTATCAATGTCCGTAGATTATTCATCATATTAGAAAAAACAATTTCTCAAGCTGCTAAGTTTTCATTATTTGAATTCAATGATGAATTTACCCGTGCTCAATTTGTGGCATTGGTGACTCCATTCTTGCGTGATATACAAGGTCGCCGTGGTATCTATGACTACCGTGTTGTTTGTGATACTACAAATAATACACCTCAAGTGATTGATTCAAATCAGTTTGTTGGAGATATTTACATTAAGCCTGCTCGGTCAATCAACTTCATTCAGTTGAACTTTGTTGCCGTCAGAACTGGTGTTGATTTCACAGAAGTCGTTGGTAGGTTCTAATAAATAATTCAACGATATAGGAGAAAACAATGGCATTCAACGTAGCAGAATTTAGAGCGAATATGATTGGAGACGGAGCTCGTCCCAATCTGTTTCAGGTTTCGTTAAATTTTCCAACGGTTGCAACTAACGGTATAGCATCAAGCCAAAAAGCATCATTCATGGCCAAGACTGCTCAATTACCCGGTTCAACTCTTGGTACTGTAACCACACATTATTTTGGTCGTGAACTAAAATTTGTTGGTAACAGAACTTTTACCGATTGGACAGTAAACATTATTAATGACGAAGATTTTTCAATCCGAAATTCTATGGAATCATGGATGAATGCAATCAACAGTCATGCTAGTAATGTTCGTAACGCTGGCGCTAAAAGTCCAGCTGGTTATACTGTTGACGCACAGGTCACACAATACGGAAAAACTGGCGACACCTTGAAAGTATATAACTTTGTTGGTATGTTCCCTGTAGATATGGCCCCAATTGATTTATCTTGGGACTCAAA